CACTGCCGCCCTCACGAAATATGGGCACAACCGCTGCTTGCACGGGTACATCCCCACAAAATGAAATGTGCAAAAAATGCACATTGGCGGATAAGGATGCCATTTCCGCATATTTAACCCGCCTTTTTGATACAAAACCTACAATTTGAGGGCTTAACTACCGAAATGGAGGTATTTCTGTGAATGACGCAGAGTTTTTCGCCCCTTGGCGGCTGGTTGCCGCCTTTGCCGATGGTTCCCGGCTCCTGTTCGACGGACTGGCCGAGGAACAAGCCTATGACGCTATGATTGCCGCCCAGGAGCAGCACGGCGACATTGGCTATTGGAACCGGGTCACAGATCAGAACTACGAGGACGGCAGATACTACAAAACGATCCCCGAGCCGCCCGCCGTGCATATCGTGGACTTTGCGGGCTATGATGGTCCGCTTGACGAGAACGGTTTCCCCGTCGGGCTGCCGGATGAAATCGCCCGGTATGCCAAGGAGCAGGGAGCCGCCCCCGATGCCCCGCAGATCATCCTCAAGCGCAACGCACCCAACGAAAAGGAGGACAAGCAATGAGCCACATTCTCCCGGAAGCTCAATCGGTTATCGACCAGTTGAAGCATGACTTTGTAAAAAGCTGCACCCCTGCCATGGAGCAATTCCAGCTGGATCAGAACGTGCAGCGGGCGGAAGCTGCCGTGAAGCAAAAATATTGCATGATGCACGGCCTTTCCACCGATGAAGTCACGGTGTCTAGCAGCGAAGACAAACACGGAGTTCGTACCTTCACCATCACCGAAACCCCATCCACGCAAATGGTTGGCATAACCTTTACCGTCCCCACAGAGTAACGAAAAGCCCGCCGGGTCCATGACCTGACGGGCTTTCTCAATTTTATGCTTGTTCTCCCAAGATTATTTTCTGCATTTCCTTCTCGGTCTTCCAGGTCAGCGGGTATGCAACCTCTGTGCATTCCCACCCATCCGGCGTTTCCTCGTCCTCGTCAAACACGAACTGCAAATAAGCATGAGGGTTTTCATCGTCTTCATCCGGGATAAGTGCGCTTACGCTGTTAAAGCACGGCACCCCCTTGAAGCTGTACGTCGCAGGGTGTTCCTCGTCAGCCGGGCGCATCATGCTCTCTGCGATGCTTTGCAGAATCGGCCCACGTTCGAGAACCTGCTTTTTTGTGATCGTACACCTCGGATTGTCACACCATTTGCACATAAATTTGCCCTCCAAAATTTCAGATTTCACAAAACCCGGCAGGCCGCACAGCCCGCCGGGTATTTCTTGCCAACTTTTCCACATTTCCGGGTAGTCGTGTTTGTTTTTCTGCGCCGGGTGAACACAATTTGCGGAAGCGCATTTGCGTGAGGCTCTGATGGTCGCTTTCCCTTATAGGAGAATATCGCCCTCAACCCATGCGTCCGCCCTGGGCAGGGTCTCGCGCACGTTATACGCGCGTGATAATAAGGCAGGGCACTCGGGTAGCTGCTCCATGCCCCGGCCAAAGGCTAGCAAAGCCACGTTCCGAAGCCGTTTCAAGTGCCGGACACTGTACCCGGTGTCGGTCTGCACATCGTCCCATTTTTTGTGGCCGATGTAGTATTCCGTCAGGATCAGATTGTGGACACTGTCCAGCCTGTCAATTTGTCCCCGGATCGTCGCCTCGTCGGACTTCAAAAGGGCTTGCTGACGTTCCAGACTTCTCAGCCTATCACCAATGCCCAGTTCATCCATCTTGCAAGCCATCGCCGCGGTGCTGTCCCCGGGCAGCCCGCCGCCGGGCATACCGTCCATGTTGATGCCTTTCAGGGTGTCTACTTCGTCGTCCAGAGCAGCACACTGGCGGCGGATGATCGTAAGCCGACCGGGAATGTCTGCGCAATATTTCAGAATCGCTTCCGCCTCGTGTGTCTTCATGCTCTGCCTCCCGAAAAATCAAAATTCTCTGCCAAAGATGGGGCCTTGTCCCTTTACCCGCTCAACCATAGCCCCCACGCCGTAGATGTCCTCCACAACGCGGCGCAGCTTCTCGTAAGCTACCATCTCGCCATCCTCGGACCAGCCCAAGAACTGCTCGAAGTTTGAGCGGGTCTCCTGCATGACAGCAGCGATCTGCTCCACGGTATAGGCCATATCATGCAGGGCTTCCACACAATACCGGGCTACCATGTCGGCGGCGTCCCGGCGTTCGGCAAGGACTTCCCGCTCATTGGCTGTTCTGCCCAGCTTGCCCGCCGGGAGAATGAACCGCTCCATCATCAACGGCGCGGTGCGGTCTTCCAGCGCAATTCGGGCTTTCCGCACCCCTCGTTTGTCCCGGTCAAGGGTATACCGTTCAGCCGCATTGTTCATCTTGACGGTCAGGACGGCGGCTTGCCCTGCGTCGAAGTTCAGAATGTCGTGTGCCGCTTCCACAAAGCAGTACGACACGACCTGCCCGACAGCTTCCCTGGACAGCGATGCTGCCGTTTTGGTTTTGCCAAGGTTGATTTGCCGATTCACGGCATTCTGAATGCTCTGCCGGTAGTATGAGGGCACCCTTGCTCTGCTTTTGCCCATGATGATTCCTTTCCCGCCTGTTCAGCTAGGCGTTTCCACTCTTTGATCTCGGATTTTGTGTCCGGGGTGATGATTTCCCGGAACACATAGCCCCGCGGCTCTGCGATCAGGTCAACAAAAAGCCTGCGGCGGTAGATATAGTCCCTCTGCGCCCGCCGGGTGAATTTTGACTTGATCTCCACGACCTCCACCGTGCCGTCGGCGTATTCCAACACATAATCTGCCGTATACCTCGCCGCCGGGAGGTGGACGCTGCAAAAATCCTTTGCGGGCAGCAAAGGAAAGGCAACGTGCGACGTTGCCTTGATGATCCTGCCGGACTGGATGCCCGGCAGCACGGTGCCAATGTAAAAATCATACTCGCCCTTGCTCTCGAAGGTCTTGCCAATCTCCCCGGCAGTCTTGGCGGCAGCTTCCAGCGATACCGCCCCCGCCGGGGCTTTCCTTGCGCGGCAGTCGGCAATTTGCTTCTCCGCTTGGGCACGGTATCGAGGCGGCAGGTCTTCCAGTTCCAGTCTTGTGCTCACGGCTGGTTCCTCCTGTTCTTGTTCTTCGGCGGCTCTTTGCGGTATAGGCTCACGATCAGGTGCCGGGTAGAGTTCCCCGTGATGGTGACTTCGCACCGATGCAGGGTATACCCCGGGTACATCCGCTCCCAGTACGCCCGGTCTTCCAGGCAGTTTTCACACACGTCCTTTAGCTTGCTTCGGCTCATTTTGTTGTCGTTCGGCCTGGGCATTTTGGGCGGCTGCAGGCCGTGGCTCTGCCGCCAGTGCCGTTTGCACCGACGGTTCTTCACGATATAGCGGGCAAGGCTTTCGATGCTGCCATGATCGAAGTGCAGCGGCTCACACCGAGCCATGCCCCGGCCATTCCATGCCCGTTCCACCATTTCCCGGGTCAGCCCCGCCGGGTGGGTCATAATGACGTGGTGATGGTGCCGCCCCAGGACTTCACCCGTCGCCGGGTCCACGGTGCAATACTCCGTCACCACAACCCACTTTGGACGCTGGATGCCCTGTTTGTCGCAAAGGCGGTACAGCTTCTTGATTGCATTGGAGAAATCCCGGTCAGCCCGGGCAAGGTCATTCGGGGCAGGGTGATGTTCGTCGTCGTAGGTGTATGTAACCGAGAAATCACCGGGCCGGAAGTTCGTATTTACCAGCAGAACCAGGTAGCGGCCAGATTTGCGGAGGTTGTAGGCTTCCTTCGCCAGACTGGTAGCGAGTTCTTTCTTCCGCCGGGTGCTGGCCTTATGCTCTTTCTCGGAAACCTCGAAAAACTCCGCCTGCATGGTGGGCGCAGTGTCATAATTTTTGCCGCAGATGTATTTCTGTTCTCTGACATAAAAGCCGCCGCCCATACCCACTACGTCCTCCTTTCCGTGAACATCCTTTTGCTGAATAAAGGCAAAACCGCCAGCTGCCCGGGAACTTCTATGCTTGCCCCCGCCCCCGCTCCGGGAAGCCCTGCTGTCCGTTACGCCCTTCTTCCGCGGGGAGACAATACAGGGGGTTCCCCCTGTACCCCCGCCACTGGGAACGGCTTGCATAGGTCTTGACTAAATCTTGCTTAGACCTTTGTTAGATTACAAGCTAATTTTCAATCTAACCTCAAGCTACGTTCTCCGCTGGTTCTTAGTTTATCCTCGGTATACAAGCCCCTTGCCGCCTCGTCAGGGCGGCAATTTTACGACGGGCTTGCTTGTTCTCTGGAAACGACTTCAGCCTGTAGTCACTTCAAAATGAAGCTGTTGAGATAGGGCAGCACCTCGCCGCCGCAGCTGGACACGATCAGATTGAAGTCCTTTTGGAAGACGTGAAAGTAAAGAGCGTTGCTCACGTCCTTCGATCCTTCGGTGCGCTGCTCCTGAATCATCCGGGTTGCCTGGTTCCGGGACAGCCCCATGCCCATCAGGAGCTTTTTCATTCTCTTGGTTGTCATTTCAGTTTACCTCGTAGTCTTCAATGCCGTTTTCGTCCGTCCGCTTTTCCCAGTGTTCGCAGCTGTCCTCAACGTCGGTGACATTGGTGCAGTTCAGCGACAAGCCATTGAAGCAGACCCCGGTATATCCCTCGTGCCAGCGGCAGTTACAGCAAATTTTTTCAGGTCCCATGTTTTCCACCATTCCAGAATCCATCCATTGCCTCCCGGTACGCTTTGAAGCAGTCCGGGCACAGATCGCCAACGCAACAGATTCTTTCGCAATCAAGTGCCCATCCGTCCAGCGGTTTGCTGTCATACTTTCCGTCGTCGAGCCGCTCTGCAAATACCTGCTTGCGGCAGCGGTTGCAGATGAACATCGAGCCGTTCTTTCTCATGTAAATACCTCACACATGATGCTGTATTTTTCCTCCGACCCCGAGCGGTCTTTTCCCGTACATTGCACGGCATTGCGGGCAAAGGTCAATTACTCTTGGATACTTCAAAGGGAATCCGTTGAAATCGGTGGTCACTTCCCAATCAGTCACCCAGTCCTGCGTTGTCAGCATATCCTGAAACTCGCCCTCAAGCTGTTCCTGAAACGCAACTCTCCTGCATATATCGCAAAATATAGCCTTGAACATCTTTTGCATATCAGCACCTCCCGCACTTTGCGCACTTGCCATCACAGGTAGGCTTTCCCTCGGTGGGTGCCTCGTACAGCTGCACCATCGGCTGCGGCTGGTCCGAACGGTTGAGCGGCTTGTCATACTGAACCGTGTAGTCGCCCTTCGGGTTATCGTGCCATGCCAGAGCGTAACGGATCGCAAGCCAGATCTGTTCTGCCCGGTACGGGATTCTCATGCAGTAATCAATCGGAGCGGAAAGGACGTATCTCTTGTACAGCTTGTCCACTTCCTCCTGCATGATGTTTCGGCGGTCAATCGAGATATGGAAGATTTCATCCCGTTCCTCTTTGCCGTCAAATGAATCATTTTCCAGCGCAGCATAGAACTTTGCCATGCAAAGCTCGTCAATCAGGTCTTCAAATTGCCCCAGATGCAGACGAAGGTACATCTCGCAGGCTTTTGCTACCGCCTCAGCTACCGGGCGGCTCATGGTTATGGTGACTGTTTCGATTTCTGCCGGCGCGTTCTTTTTCTCGTCCATGTCGTTACCCCCACAGCTTGACAACTGATGCTCCATAACCATCGCGTACCATAATGCCATCTTTTTCCGTAAGAAACATCGTTGTCTTAAACGGGAAGTTTGCGGTACTGATTCCCGCTTCATTGGCTGCATCGGCCAGCATCCTGCACGGGCCATAATCGCACATGATGGAAAAGTGGTTGAACATTCCACTTTCTGCGTATTCCGCCATGCGTTTTGCCAAGGCTTTTTTGAACATGTCCGCTTGATCTGGCGTTATGTTCTTCCGCCCCATGTCAGCAAGGAGACACGCAGTAACGGAAGTGAAACTGTTATCTCCATTGCTGTGTGGCCGATCTTCGAGTATTCTTTCCGCCCACCAGTTGGCGGCTTTCTCGATTGCCTCTTTTGCTAAAATCATTCCGCCTCTTTATCCTCCGTTTTACACGACTGTACTGTGTTCCGGGTCATATTCACGATATTCTGCATGCCTTTCACCAGACCTTCCGACAGCGTGATCGGCAAAATTGCTGCCCGCACCATCATCCCGTCACGGACAACATAGTATCGGGAACCGTTCTTTGCGCGGCGCAGGCAATAGTTGATGTAGTCGCTCTTTTTGATTTCATCCATAACTGGTGCCAGCTTGCTGACCGGGATGAAATCTATTGTTTTTTCGTCCGGGGTCATCAGCCCCATAAGGAGTGCCCCTCCGATGCAAAGATTGATGGAGCTTTTTCGGCACTCAATCTCGTTCTGAAGTGCGTCCTCAAGGTTCATCCCGCATACGTCCTCCGCGGTGTCGCACAGATACTCTTTGTAGATCACATCTTCCCACTGCTTTTTCTGCATCCCGAGCATCGTCATAATCTCCGCTTCTGTCCACGGCTTAGGGAACCCTTCCAGCGAGTAAAGTTCAGAGCCTGTGCCAATGAACATACTCGTTTCGGTATCTTCTGCGCCGTGAATCCTGACAATGTGGCAGGAGCCACGGTCTTTAATTACTTTGGCAATCGCTGCAATTTTCATGCGTATACCTCTCCGATGGTCTGAACCTCAAACCATTCAAATTCTATGTAGTGCGCAGCAGCTTGCTGTTTGGCGCGGGTAATTGCTTCCTCGGCAGACGCCGCCTTTACCCGGTATATCAACCAACACGGCAAGCCACGGCCACAGCCTTTCAAGACCACTTCATACGTTTTCATCCCGGCCAGCCTCATGCGAACAGATACAGCCAGCAGAGTTTAGCCAGCGCAGCGGGTGCCAGCAGCAGAACCGCCGCCCAAATTGCCGCGGCCAGCAGAAGCAGAACCGTACCGAGAGTTTTAACCAGTCCATCCATGCTTTTTACCTCAACCTTCCTGCTCGTCTTCATCGTTCCGCACCTGACAGGCAGGTGCGGATATGGGATTCTTGATCTTGGCGACGGGGCGGACACCAGCCTCATTCGAGGCGCCGTTGTAGTAGCAATACCCGCCGTCGCTCGCGTGGGCGAAACAGGCTGCCGAGTTCTGCACCCGATTCTGGAGCCAGTACCATTCCCATCCGCCGTTCAAGCCCTGAGAGGCGATACGGTTCTTCCGCTGCTTCATCGGCTTCCACTGACTCACGCTTTCGGATTCATCTTCGCCGCACGGGTTTGAGCCGAAGATTTCCTTCTCCGTCGGCAGCCGCAGCAGGTCGCCGTTTTCAAAAGGCAGCAGCAGCTTTCTGATTTTCCGGGGGAAGCGGTCGAGTACTTCACCGTTCAGCTTTTTCCGCAGGCCGGAGGCATCCCATCCGCCCTCATTGGTGTTCTGCTCGTTCATGCTGTATTCTTTCGCCAGGCAGTCTACAAAGCAGAAAATCATGCCGTCACTTTCTTCTTTGACGGCCAGCATCTCCACCTTCTCGCCATCGGACAGCTTAAAGCGAATGACATCACCCACCCGGAACGTGTTGACTTTGATTTTCTCGGTTCTTCTTACCTTCATGTTGCTTTCCATCCTTTCAGTCTGTTTCCTTGATGATCCAGACCCGGTGTTCGCCGTAGCCTGTCCATTTCAAAGCGTCTTCATGGCTGCCGGAAACGGCAATGTCGATATGGTTGCCCTGTACCCCTGCGCCCTTGTCCTGCACAATGCGGATTCCAACATCTTCGATGTAGACCACCGTGCCATAAGGGAGAAGCGTCTGGTCTGCCGCCACAGTTACATCCGCTTGGATCGGCTGCCCACTGGCGGTGATCCCCGTGCCCGTGCCGCAGATGTGCTGGTATTTCTCGGTGCAGTATGCGGTACACTCGAAAACCCCGGCATACTCGACAACCAACTTTTTATCCAGCGTACCCCTAATTTTCAACTCGTCCGCCAGATCGTCTGCATACTGGGCGATAACTCCGGCGGTTCCTTCCCAGTCCTCCGCGCGGGATTTGTAAATATCCCGCTGGATTTCCAGGTCGTCGATCCGGCTGTTTGCCAGTCCAACGGCAACGCTGCTGGCAGCTGCCGCGCAAATCGCAACAGATACAGCCAGCTTCGACAGGGTATCAGGTCTCATTTCCTTCATCCTCCGATTTTTGGAACACAACAGGCGGGTGCCCGTGTGTTTGTGCGCGGAGAGTTCCTGTTACATTTACAGAAACATCCATGTTTTTCCCGCCTTGGTCGTTTAGCACCAGAGATTCCATCAGTCTTTGATTCTGTACAACAGCCGTTTTGTTTCCGCCCGCCCCGGTCATCAGTGTCGGGCTGCATTCTTCTGAATAGCCGATTCCGCCAGAATTTCCAAGGTCAAACCCGGCAGCACGTTGGATCAGGCTTTGGTCTTGGCGTGTCGCCAGCGTCGCGGAAAGCTCCGTTTGCACCAGCGGACCTTTGCCGCCGCCCTCACAGCCTTGCCGGATTTTCAGGGTGTAGGCTCGTTCTGCCCCCCCTCGGAGCTTTCCTGCTTCCACCATGCGATCATGCCATGAATAGCAGTCAGGAGCAAGGCAGGCAACGGTCTGCCCCCCCTCCGGGAGGCACGGTCTAAAATGCCATTCAGTGCCGCCACGCTCAAAAGCGACCATCGTGGCGGCTTCTCCACGAGTATCGCAGACAGCATATATTCTTCGGCGACGGTGGGGGATTCCCCAATATTGAGCGTTGACAATTCGATAGGCAACAGCTCCGTAGGACACAGCCTTTGCCCATTTTCCATGCTGGCAAATAGGCTTATCTGTTCCACCTCCGGCAAAATCTCGGAGGTGCAAAAGCTCGTTGAGAACAATTTCAAAATCCTTTCCGCCATGCGACGACAGCGCACCCGGCACATTTTCCCAAATGACAAAGCGCGGATACCTTCCGCCTGTGGCAGACAGCATTTCCCGGATGACCCGGATTGCTTCATAGAACAGGCAGCTTCGGTCGCCGCCCAGTCCTTTGCGCTTTCCCGCAATGCTCAGGTCTTGGCAAGGAGAGCCGAAAGTGATGATGTCCACCGGCTCGATCTGACCGCCTTTGATGTCCGTTATGCTGCCGAGGTGTTGCATCTCTGGCAGGTGTGTCTTGGTAACAGCAATCGGGTAAGGCTCCACTTCGCTTGCCCACACAGCCCGCCCGCCGCACATCACGGCACACAGCGGCATGGTCCCGCTTCCATCGAACAGGCTGCCCAGCTTCACCTCCGCCGCAGGCTTCCCCAATTCCCGGAAAGCATTTTTGACGAAGAACAGGGCATTCGGCAAGGCCATTCCGTTGCCCCACATGGAATACTCCGCCGACGGACTGTGCAGCTCATCGTGCCATTTCTTCACAGCGGCATCGCTTCTGGCTCCATCTGCCCGTGCAATGATCTTCTTTGGCTTCTGCCCTTTGATTTTGCAGTTTCTCAGATACACTTCCCGCCAGAACTGGATTTCCGTTTCATTCGCCAGCGGTGCAATTTCTCCCCATCCATCTGGAAAGCCCTGCAATCGTCCACACTCCATCGGCAACAGGCGGCGCACGATCCATTCCGGCAGGCGCAGCACATCCGGCTGAATGACCGGGTTGATGTAATTCAAACTCCATCCCCCTGATTCTTTCGCTTGGAGTGTTCCGCTCACTGTGCCATTCAGACGGCTGTTTCTTGCATCGTATGCCACCGCATGACGGTCTTGCGTGTTCAGCGTGAACGAGGCATTTTCCCGGACGCCGCTTCCATTTTGGTTTGTGTTTCGATCAACGAAGTTCCCGGCAAGGCAGAACGAGTTGTAGCCTACAATGGTTCTGTCCTTGTCACGGCTCAGGGTTGGTGCTGTATTCATCAGGCGTTCGGCGTTAGTCTGGGTGGATGCAATGCAGCACACGTCTTTCTCAGCGTTCACGCCGCTGCC